CGAGGGGGGTTCTGTTGCCTGTCGTCCTGTGGCCGATTTGATTGCTTTTATCGAGGAAAAGGAAACTGACCCCGTTTCTTTTGACTTTCTAGACATCGATGAGCGGGAACGCTTCGCCGACGAAACGGGGCTTCGTGGTTTTGAGGCAGCGCAAATCTTGGTTGCCAGAAAAAATATCGAGACGGATGTTTTGGTTGCAATCATCCGAGATGGTTGTATCACAGATGTGCGGTTTTTCCCCCTAGAGATACTTGAGATACTCAAGGGAGATGCGGCGTAATATGGTCTGTGGCGTGCAGTTACCTAGCCAATGTCGTTTGCCGCCATGCCATGATGAAGAAGAGAATATCAATTAGTCAGCAAATACTTGAAGGAGATTATAGATGCACGAAGACCGCGTTATCTCAAGAACCATACCTTCAGCCGTGCCTAGAAAGCATATGAAGATCAAGGGTTCTGGGGCTGCAACCAAGGGGACAAAGTGGGATGCAGTCGCTGACCAGACCGTAGACACCGCGCAAAAGCAACCTGTGGAATATGTTTCTAATATTAAAAAGGTAAGCTAATGCCTGGATGTGGTGAAGACTGCGTGTGCGTTGAAAAAAACTGTGAAAACTGCCCTGAAGACTGTTCGGGGGATTGCTTGTGCCGTCCCTCAGGGGTGAATAATGGCGATTGAAAAATCCATCGCGCAAGCACCTTCTTTCAGTAATGTTGAGGAAGTCCCTGAAGGGCTTGACCCTGATGCTGGAGAAAATGTTCAAATCGCTGTTGTTAATCCAGATGCCATTGCGATTGAAACAGAAGACGGTGGCATGGTTATCGATTTCAACCCGAAAGCGGACGAAGGGGTGGGGGGAGATGACCACAATGCTAACCTTGCGGAGGCTTGCGATGAAGGTGTTTTGCAGAAACTGGTATCTGATTTAATAGGTGACTTTGACAGCGATAGAAACTCTCGTGCTGACTGGGAAAGAACTTATACCAAGGGACTAGACCTTCTTGGCTTAAAAATTGAAGACAGAACATCGCCCTGGCCTGGGGCGTGCGGTGTCCACCACCCCATCCTTACGGAAGCCGTTGTCAGGTTTCAGGCACAGGCCATTATGGAAATTTTCCCTTCTGCTGGCCCTGTTAAAACAAAAATTGTCGGGGAAATAACCGACGAAAAAGAAAAACAGGCACAGCGCATACAAAACCATATGAATTATCTCCTGACGGAGAAAATGTCCGAGTACCGCCCTGAAACTGAACAGATGCTTTTTTCCCTGCCTCTGGCGGGGTCTTCTTTTAAGAAGATTTATTACGATCCGAGTATGGGGCGTGTTTGCGCCCATTTTGTTCCTGCGGAGGATTTTGTTGTTTCATATGGGGCATCAGACCTTCAGACAGCAAGCCGCTATACACACATCATGCGGAAATCAAATAACGATGTCCGTAAATTGCAAGTGGCAGGTTTTTACCGAGATGTAGAATTACAGACAGACGCGCCTGATTATTCTGAAATTCAGCAAAAATATGATGAATTGGAGGGGGAAACGCCCTCTTATGACAATGATGATCGACACATTTTATATGAAATGCATGTTGACCTCGATCTGGAAGGGTTTGAGGACACTGATGACAGTGGTGAGGAAACGGGCATTGCCCTTCCGTATGTTGTCACGATAGCCAAGGGTTCCAACGAGATACTTTCTATTAGAAGAAACTGGTACGAAGACGATGAAATGCGTATGAAGCGTCTTCATTTCGTACATTACCAATACATGCCTGGACTTGGTTTTTACGGGTTTGGCTTAATTCATCTAATAGGCGGTATCGCCAAATCTGCGACCTCGCTGCTGAGGCAGTTGGTTGACGCAGGGACGCTTGCAAATTTACCAGGCGGCCTGAAGGCGAGGGGTTTGAGAATCAAGGGGGACGATTCTCCTATATCACCAGGTGAGTTTAGGGACGTTGATGTTCCAGGCGGTGTAATAAAAGATAATATCACCTTTCTCCCCTATAAGGAGCCGAGCAACGTCTTGCACGGACTTTTAGGAGAAATTGTTGAGGAGGGAAGGCGTTTTGCTTCTGTTACTGATTTAAAACTTGCTGATATGAAGCAGGATGCGCCAGTCGGCACAACTCTTGCTCTTATTGAACGCTCCATGAAAGTGATGAGCGCCATTCAAGCAAGGCTGCACGAGGCCATGCGCCGTGAATTTATCCTTATTGCTGATATTGTCCGTGATTATGCTCCTGAGCGCTATGAATATGACGTTGATGCTGATTCACGCGCTATAAAAGCGGAAGACTTCAACGATAAGGTCGATGTTATCCCTGTGAGCAATCCAAACGCGGCAACAATGTCGCAACGGATTATGCAATATCAGGCAGCGTTGCAGCTTTCCCAGTCTGCGCCGCAGATGTACGATCTTCCAGAGCTTCATCGGCAGATGCTGGATGTCCTTGGCATACAGGATGCAGATAAAATCATCCCGATGTCCGAGGACCACAAACCGCGTGACCCTGTAAGCGAGAATATGGACGCTTTGAACAGTAAACCGCTTAAAGCGTTTATTTCTCAAGACCATGAAGCGCATATTAAAACTCACATGGCTGCAATTGAAGACCCGAAAATCAAACAACTTGTTTCAAAATCTCCAATGGCAGCGACTATATCGGCTTCAATGGCGGCGCATGTGCAGGAGCATCTTGGGTTCAAATACCGCAGGGAAATTGAGAAACAACTGGGTGTGGAGCTACCGCCTCCAGACAAGCAATTGCCTGAAGATGTTGAGTTCCAGTTATCAGGTCTTATTTCGCAAGCTGCTGAAAGATTGCTTAATAAAGATATTTCCGAAGAACAACAGCAGAAGATACAACAGCAGTTGCAAGACCCCGTCATCCAGATGCAGCAAAAAGAATTGCAACTGGAGGAAATGGATATCCAGCGGAAAGTTCAGACCGATCAGGCGAGGATGCAGCTTAAAGCTGAAACAGACAAGGCAAGGCTTGCCCTTGATATGGCAAAAGCCGCATCCAACGAAGAGCTTGAGAAGCAACGGATTGCGACACAGGCCGAGCTTGAAGGCGCTAAACTTGGTGTTGATATTGCCAAATCCCAACGCGATGCTGGGGCGAAGGAAGCAACTAATTTAGAAAAAATAACGCTAGAAAAAGCAAAACTCGCAGCAGAAGCGGCGCGGTCTCTTGTGGAATGGGACAAAGAGGATTCCCTTAAACAAATGAAGGGGGAATAAGCATTGGCTGAAGAATCCTTAGTTGGTGTTTATCGCCGTGTCCTGCGGAACCAGATGAATGAAATGGCAGATGTTATTTCTGGAGGCGGGGCGCAGAGTTTTGAGGAATATAGAAAAATGGTTGGGGTCATAGAAGGTTTGGCAATTGCGGAGCGTGAGCTTCTGGATTTGCTTGAGGCCAAGGCCCGAATGGAGAACGAAGAAGATTAAATCTTGTTTCACATGAAACATGCAGGTATCCGCGATTCCTAATCGTGTGCAGGGGAACCGTTTCATCCCCGACTTTTAGTTAAAAAACGTGCAGGAGAAGACAATGGTTGAAGAGACTGTTGTTGATCTCGGTGAGCATAGGAAGCCGACTCAACTTCCTAGGCCCGTTGGGTATCAACTTTTAATAGCCTTACCCGAATCAAGGGAAAAGACGGATGGTGGTGTTTTTGTGCCAGACGCCACAAGGCAAAGGGAAGAAGCCGCCAGCATTACCGCGATGGTTTTAGCTGTTGGCCCCGATGCCTATCAAGATAAAATCAAATTTCCCTCTGGTGCTTATGTCAAGAAGGGAGATTGGATAATTATACAGCCCTATACGGGGACACGTTTAATTATCCATAAAAAAGAGTTCCGTCTTATAAATGATGACAGTGTTCGTGCTGTTGTTGATGATCCAAGAGGAGTGGCTAGGGCATGACAATAGAACAAGAGAAAGAGAATTTGGGCGAAGAACTGGAACAAGCAGTAGCTGTTCAAGAGGCGGCTGAGGACGATCTTGAGGTTGTTGTTGTAGACGATACCCCGCCTGAAGACGCAAACCGCTCTCCCAAGGATGCAGACGCTCAAGAGGAAGACGAAGAGCTTCCCGATCTTTCACCCCGCATTCAAAAGCGTATAGATAAATTACGCTATGAATGGAATGAGGAGCGGAGGGGAAAGGAGAGGGCTACCCGTGAAAACGTAGAGGCTGTTAAATACGCCCAGTCTATTCAGGGGGAAAATGAGAATTTACGGCAGCAATTGTCGGATCAGCGGAAACTTCTTTATGATCAAGTTTCTGCAAAAACAGATGCTGAAATTGATACGGCAAAACAGCGGTATCGTGATGCATATGAAAGCGGTGATACGGATGCGATTGTGGATGCACAGTCAAATTTGTCGCAGTTACATGCGGAGAAACAGCAGTATATATATGCTGCGCCTCTTCCTGAACAGCCTCAACAACAGGCTCAACAGCAACCGCAGCAATATCAACCAGCACCGCCCCCTGATCCGAATGCTGTGCAGTGGTTGAAGAAAAACCCTTGGTTTCAACAGCCAGGATATGAACGCCTAAGCGGGTTTGCAGTTGGATTGCATCAGGAATTAACAAGTAAGGGTGTTGATCCAAGAACTGACCCGACTTATTACGAAACGATTGATAATGCTTTAAGAGAAGCATTTCCCAAACAATTCGAGAAGAGTAATGAACGCAGTGATACTCCATCTTCTCGGAGAACGTCCGTTGTCGCACCTTCTAAAAGGGGCGGTGGAGCAACGCGCAAAGTGGAGTTAACTGCCTCTCAGATTTCCCTCGCCAAGAAGCTGGGAGTAACGCCACAGCAGTATGCGGCACAAGTCGTGAAAGAGCAGAAGGAGATGACCAATGGCTGAAACTCAGGCAATTGAGCGCAAACCAAGAGAAGCAGATAGTCGCGAGTCTTCCGAGAGAACAAAGGTATGGGAGCCGCCTCAAGTTCTACCCGATCCTAAACCGCAAGACGGTTACGCCTTTCGGTGGATCAGGACATCCACAATGGGGACGCAGGATGCAGTCAATGTATCCAAACGTATGCGTGAAGGATGGGAACCAGTACGGGCAGAAGACCATCCAGAATTAATGATTGCTTCAGATAGGGGAACAACCTTTGAAGGAAACATTGAGGTTGGTGGCCTTCTTTTATGCAAAACAAGCATAGAAAATGTTCGTGGCAGGCAGGAATATTATGCTGATTTATCGAGGAGACAAACGGAATCTGTGGACTCAAACTTTATGAGGGACAATGACCCGCGTATGCCGAAAATTAATGAATCTCGGACGCAGGTGTCCTTCGGCGGAGGCGCGAAACCCAAGTAACGCCTTTGTTTGGTTTAACTCAATCCTTTGTTAGGAGGAAAACGATATGGCGAC